TACGTGACCGCGCTGGAGCACGGCCTGCCGCCGACCGCAGGTCTGGGCATTGGTATCGACCGTATGGTGATGCTGTTCACCAACAGCCACACCATCCGCGACGTGATCCTGTTCCCGGCGATGCGTCCGGTTAAGTAGTTCCTGCAAAAAAGCCGGATGGCGCTGCGCTTATCCGGCCTACAAAACCGCACTGCCCGTATGCCCGGTAAGCGTAGCGCCACCGGGCATTCATTCCCCTGAAATGTAAATCACAGTGAAGACATTTAGCCTTCGGCGTATGGCTGCTATCATAAAAAACCCATAACAATTACCTGAGGATCCGTTTTGAGCGCAGGACGCCCGATGAGAAAACCGTTTCGCCTTATTATCTGCCTGATGCTGGGCATGCTGCTGGCCGCCTGTTCGTCGAACAAGCTATCCGATGAAGATATCTACGTCGTTAAACGTGGCGATACGCTGTCGCGTATTTCGCGCCTGACCGGTACCAGCGTCAGGGATCTGGCGCGCCTTAACGGTATCTCTCCGCCCTATACCATTGAGATCGGCCAGCGGCTGCGTGTCAATGGTTCCGGCAAAAAGTCCTCCGGTAAGCGCAGCAGCGGTTCTTCCTCACGCGTCGTCACCGTGCCGCCAGCCTCCTGGCCTCCGGTAGGACAGCGCTGCTGGCGCTGGCCGACGAGCGGCACCGTGGTGCTGCCGTACTCCTCCGCCGACGGCGGTAACAAGGGTATCGACATTGCGGGCTCACGTGGGCAGGCGATCTACGCCGCCGGGGCAGGGAAGGTGGTCTACGTTGGCAACCAGCTGCGCGGCTACGGCAACCTCATTATGATCAAGCATAATGAGGACTACATCACCGCCTACGCTCACAACGACACGCTGCTGGTGAACAACGGCCAGAGCGTAAAAATAGGGCAGAAGATCGCCACGATGGGCAGCTCTGATACCGACTCGGTGAAGCTACACTTCCAGCTGCGCTACCGCGCTACAGCCATCGATCCGATCCGCTACCTGCCGCCGCAGGGCACCCCGCCGAAGTGCTAACTGATTAATTAATCATCGGTTAGCGTGCTTCCGCCTTGCCAGACGGTGCGTAAGGTCTATAATGCCTTACGCACCTCAAAGCGGGCGTAGTTCAATGGTAGAACGAGAGCTTCCCAAGCTCTATACGAGGGTTCGATTCCCTTCGCCCGCTCCAAACACACTTCTCTCACCGTCTACTCAAGTCAATAAAACCCAGCAATCACAAGGCTTCCGCCGATATCTCCGTGTTTTGACGTAAACTAACGTCTACTCAAATCTATACATTCATGTGTATAGTAATGCGTATAGCCCGCGCTCTACACTTTGGAACTATACACAATGCCCCTCACAGACCTTGAAATCAGGCGTTCTAAGCCGCGTGAGAAGTCCTATACATTGAATGATGGCAATGGGCTTTCTCTGCTCATCGAACCGAACGGATCGAGAGGATGGCGTTTCCGTTACCGTTTCGATGGTAAGGCCAAAATGATTTCGTTGGGTACTTATCCAGATGTAACCCTGAATGACGCACGGTTAAAACGCGATGATGCCCGCAGGCTGGTTGCTGGTGGCATTAATCCCAGCGATGTCCGCAAAGAAGATAAGCTGGCGAAGCAGAGCCGCAATGAAAATACCTTCGAGGCGATCGCGCGCGAGTGGTACGCCAAGCGCATAGACCGCTGGTCTGAGTCCTACGGCGAAGAGATGATGAAAACCTTCGAGGCTGATGTTTTCCCGATTATCGGGCAGCGGCCGATCGCCGATATCAAACCGATGGAGCTCATGGCCGTTCTTTCGAAGCTGGATGAGAGAGGCGCGACCGAAAAGCTAAGGAAGGTGAGGCAGCGTTGCGGTGAGGTGTGGCGGTACGCAATTGTGACTGGCCGGGCTATTTATAACCCGGCCCCGGATCTGGCCAGCGCGTTTGCCCCTCATAAGAAGGAGCATTACGCTTTTCTCGCCAGTGAGGAACTTCCCGAGTTCTTCCGCACGCTGAACACATATAGCGGCAGCTCTGTCGTGAAGCTGGCGATGCGCCTGCAAGTTCTTACCGGATTACGCCCGGGAGAACTGCGCCAGGGTGAGTGGGCTGAAATTGATTTTGATAAACGTCTATGGGAAGTACCACCTGCACGCATGAAAAAGCGACGCCCTCACTGCGTCCCTTTATCCCACCAAGCGATCGTCATCCTAGAACAGCTACGCCTCATCACAGGCAATTATCGGTTTATTTTCCCTGGTCGGATTCAGCATAGTAAACCAATGAGCGAAATGGCGATGAACGTCCTGATCCGTCGAATTGGATATGCCGGAAGAGTGACAGGGCACGGCTTCCGCCACACCATGAGCACGATTCTCCATGAGCAGGGATATAATACCGCCTGGATTGAAACCCAACTTGCTCACGTCGATAAAAATTCGATCCGCGGCACGTACAACCATGCCCAGTATCTGGACGGCCGCCGCGAAATGCTTCAGTGGTATGCCGACTACATGGAGGCGTTGGAAAACGGTGGGAATGTAGTGCATGGAACGTTTGGAAAAAGCGCTTAACTGTATGTATAGACAGTGCTAATTGACAGTAGTAGACTTCTGTAGACTAACGTTAGCAGGAAGCTTTTATGCGAGATAACATCCTCAACATGCCCCATCATCTTCGCCGACAACGTGTGGTCACTGCTGAGCAGGCTGCAATGGCTATGGCTGGCGTGTACAGTTGTTCACGTTTAGATGAGTTGAAAGCTAAATTCCCCTCTGAGATCTACAACATTGCTTCCAGCTACTTGAGGATAATTTTGAGTGCTGTAAACGCAGAAGAACTACATCCCAAAAGAACATGGTCTAGCTCACCTGGTGGAGATATCACTGGCGCTGATTTTTATTCCAATGATATTTGGCCTTGGGCTGCTAAAGAAATAACAGCTACAGATAGTTGGTTTGGATGTGATCCGGATAGCTCTTGCGAAGAGCACGAGCCTTTACCAAGCGGGTGGGGCGAGTTCGCTGGTAAAGATACAGCGTTAAAACTGATTGCTGGAATGGCTATTGCGCTTGAAAAATCAGGTGGTAAATATGTTCGCGGTAAAAATTTGAACAAATCCGAAGTTGCTAGGAGTGCTTCAAGAAGCATATTGGAGCATGGCGATGGCATCGATGTGACTGATAAGGCATTGACTATGCTAATTGATGAAGCTCTGAACACATACGCTTCCAAATAGCTGGTAAGGATTTCCAAAAAGACGATCTACAGATTCTAAAACTTCTGGCCGTACTTCTATTTCAGTGGAAGAGCCACTTCCAACTGTTTTACCGTGACTTCCACAACTACCTTCCTGTTTTTGCTGAAATATACCTCGTAGACCACATTAGACTTCAAGAGGTATATATGTCTCAATCCCTTATCCGTTTACCGGAAGTTCAACGTAGAACCGGCTATAGCAAGGCTTGGATCTATCGGCTCATGGCTGAGCAGCGGTTCCCCTCATCTATAAAAATTGGTTCACGTGCTATCGCTTTTATTGAAAGTGAAATCGATGACTGGATAATCCAGCGTATCAAGGCAACACGAAGCGGGGCTAACTAAAAATGTTTCCCAACGTGAATTTGTTGCGTGCTGTTGCGCTCACTAACACTCATCATCCTGAAGTCGCGACATTTCACTAAAACTTTCAATACAGGTTAAAGCCATGAATGTAAAAAGTGCCCTTTGTGGGCAGGGCTTCGCTCACCCAAAAAACTCCTTGCCTTATGATTCAGGTGAAGGTTATTCTTTAATTGCACCAGCAAAATCTGGTGCCGGGATTGGCGTCCTGCATTTGCATACGGCGACACAGACGCGCCCAGCGTCTTTTTTATTGTCGCAGCACAACCACACCCGAATTATGGTGGGCTGTGTGGGGGCTTCTCACGAAGCGCCGGTTTCCGTATGCGCCGGTTACGCCAACCCTGCACAGCTCACCACCAGTGAAATTGGCGTTTCCGGTGGTGAATTGATTTCATCGCATACGGAGGCTGCCACTTGGCTACTACCCCGATCCAAAAACAACCCAAATTTACCTGGCTTTTCCTCGGTACGCCGAAAGGTCAGAACTGCACTCCCGTTGTTATCCGCATCGTCGCTGACAGTGAACAGGAAGCCCGCCAGAGGTATTCCCGCTGGGATCTTATCTTTGCCGCTAAAATTCGCTCTGAATGCACGCCCTATCAGTACAGCCGCGGCGCGTTTGAGCTGGATGTTGCAAAAATGGGAGGTAGCCATGTTTAACCTCCAGACCCTGACGGCCAGAGCCCGCGAGCTGCGCGGCAACGTGGTGAAAGCTGCCACGACCAAAGGTACCCGTACCATGACCCCCGTTTATGAGCGGGATGAACAGCGCAAGCTGCGCGAGCGAATTCAGCAGACCCAACCGGACTGGATTTTACTCTGGTGGGATATCGCGACCGTTACCGGCTGGCGTACCAGCGACGTGTGCAACTTCCGTTACTCCTGCATCAACTGGGAAACTGGCGTCGCAACGATCATCGTAGCGAAGCAGACCAAAGCCGCAGAAGCGCGGGCGACCCGCAAGGGGATCGATATTGTCCGCCAGCAGCGCAAGGATGCCGCCAGGCTGGCGGGTGATCATATCGCCTATATGAACTGGGACAGCGTGAGCTGTGACGAGCTGGCCGCCAGTATGACCGACCAGGAACAGGCGATCGTGTTTGAACTGGTGGCAAAAGCCGAAGTTAAACACGACACCAAGCAGCTGCCGCCGGGTATTATTAAGCGGTTGCGTGAGCGAATGGAGCGCAACCTTACTGGCGATGGCCTGGTATTTTCCCGCAGCCAGATTGAAAGTAACCGTTGCCAGTCTCTGGAAGGTAGCGTGACCCGTCAGACGATCTGGAAGAAATTACATGGCGTCATGACGTGGTTCACCCGCGTGATCAACACCCGCCTGCGCCTGAGCGCGTATTCCAGCCGCAAAATTGCTGCCTTTAATCTTATGTCTGCCGGTGGCGAGCAGGGGCTTCTTGTCGCCTCTGAAATGCTGGGACACAGCAATCCGGCCATCACCCGCACTTACCTCCAGCTTGGTAGCAGGGCCGCAGATATCCAGACACGCCTCGCGATGGAGGTGATGTCATGATCAGGGCTGAACGTCAGAACACAATTGAAACCACCACGCAGCTATGCACGCTGCTGGTTGCCACTGAAATGGTCAGTGACAAGCTGGATGAGACTGACCTCAAAATATTACTCGGCCTCTGCCAGCGCCTCGCTAATTCTGTATGGGACAAACTGCACGATGCGGGGTTTGGCGAATGAGCGATATTTACGATCTGGTTCGGCGTGCTGACGGTCAGACAGTGGCAAGTTTTCCTGAAAATGGACGCTGGCAGGTTTATACAAATGGCGGGATCGCCTCCGTTCGCCGGATGCTGGATGAGGAAATACTTATTACCCCTGCCGGTATGGTGCAGTTTTTAAAGCTGTGTGGATATCAGGTAACTGATCTAATCAGGGAATAAATCATGAAAAAGAAATTAACCGGCTTTGATGCCGGTGGCCACACTCACCCTGAAATCAGGCCCGGCGATAAATGGAAAGACAGCCGGGGCGGGCTCGTCATTATTGAAAGTTACCGGTTTAACCAGGTGACGTATTGCCGCGAGGGCTACAGCTCACCGTGTTTTTGCACGCCTGAAAGGCTGGCGCGGGAATTTACGTTTGTCTCTTCTGCGCCGGTTGCCTGCGGAGAAGATATCGATCGGATTATGCGGGCACAGGGGGTGGAGCGAATAAGGGTTATGCGGGCAATCATCAGAGAGCGGGGGAGCAAAAAATGAAGAATGCACCAAACGTGAAAAAGTTACCGGCGGATCTCATGGAAGAGGCAATTATCTTTGCCGGTGCTGATGCCTGGACGTTTGCCAGAGCCTGGCAGGAGACAAACCCGATAGGCGACACGGTACCGCCAGTTGTGCTGGATAAAAAGCAGCTGGAAGAGCTGGAGCATATCCGTATTGTTGACGATGGCCGCCGTTACGTTCGGGTGTGTCGCAGCGGCCATCTCACGGAACAGCAGGCAACCATTATCGCAACCAGGCTGGCGCTGGCTGGTGTGGAGCGCGCGCAGCTGTATTCGGAAGGATATGAGCTGCTGGAGGACTGGACGCAGCAGCTGCCGCGCCTGAAAGCGGATGCTGAAGCCGGTAAAAGCATGGTGATCGGCAAACCGCTGACCGATGTTAACCTGCGCGATCTCGCGGATAACGAAAAGGCGCTCATACTGGCCGCGCGTTTCACCGGTATTGCGATCCATGAAAACAGCGAGGGCGTTTATGTCTACCGGGGCGGTATCTGGGAAAAAACGTCGCTGCTCGAGCTGAGCCGCGAAATGGTGGCTATCTACAACGAGAATAAAACCAACTTCAGTAAGCGGGCGATCAACAACGTTATCGACGCCCTGAAAATCGTTATTCCCGTCATGGGGGAGCCGCGGCGCAGCCTGATCCCCTTTGCCAACGGTGTTTACGATATGGAAAGCGGCGTGTTCTCTGATCACAGCCAGGATAACTGGCTGACCAATCATAACGGCGTGACCTACACGCCTGCCGTCCCGGGGGAGAACCTGCGCGATCACGCGCCAAACTTCCATAAATGGCTAAGTTACGCATCAGACAGAGACGCAATTAAGATGCAGCGTATTGCTGCAGCGCTCTTTATGGTGCTGGCGAACCGGTACGACTGGCAGCTGTTCCTCGAAATAACAGGGGAAGGCGGCAGCGGGAAAAGCGTCTTTACCCATATCGCCACGATGCTGGCCGGTGCGCATAACACCGCCAGCGGGAACATGGCGGCGCTCGACAGCGCGCGCGGGCGGGCGCAGTTCGTCGGCAAGAGCATGATCACGCTTCCTGATCAGCCCAAATATTCCGGAGAGGGCACCGGCATTAAGGCGATCACCGGCGGGGATGCCGTGGAAATCGATCCGAAGCACGAGCACCAGTACACAGCGGTGTTAAGGGCGGTTGTGGTGGCCACGAACAACACGCCGATGATTTTCACCGAACGCGCGGGCGGCGTTTCCCGGCGGCGGGTGATTTTCCAGTTTAACCGGCGCGTCAGTGAGGAAGACAAGGATCCTGAGCTGGCCGAAAAGATATCTGCTGAAATTCCGGTGATCGTTCGCCGGCTGCTGGCAACCTTTTCGAATCCGGAAAAAGCGCGGGCGCTGCTGCTGGAGCAAAGGAACAGTGAAGAGGCATTAGAGGTAAAACAGAAGACAGATCCCCTGTACGCCTTCTGTGCGCATCTTGAGCGCCTTGCTGATTGTGCGGGAATGATGGTTGGCAACCGCAACCCACCTCATTACCCGAGACTTTACCTCTACCACGCTTATCTGGCCTTTCTGGAGGCCAACGGATTCGACAAGCCGCTGACGCTGAATAAATTTGCTGAGGGGATGGAAAGCGCCATGCGGGAGTTTAACCATGAGTACCGTAAGGAGCGAAGAGCCCGTGGCATGGTGACTAACGTTGAACTTTCGGAAAGTGCGGAAGACTGGCTACCTCAGACGCATCCTGTAGCCAGTCATAAAGAATGAAGTTTAGATAAATATGGAGAAAGGTATACATGGTATACATTGAGAGAATAATTTATATATAAATCAATGCAATAAACCATGTATACCTTGCTTTCAGGTATACACAGGGTGTACATGGTGTTCATTCTCTCATTAACCATCTGATCGTTTATTAAACAGAATGATGTATACCGTGTAGACCTGAAATACCAAAATGTAGACTGGTGTTCATAGGTTAATTATATGTTTTATAAGTAATTTATTGTTTTTGTGAACACCATGTATACCCTGAGGGCAACTTCTCTAAAACGCATCCACTTTTTTCGCGTTGTACATCCCCGCAATTCCATTAACATAATTTCATAAATCGCAATGATGAATGAGTTTGTTGCGATTAATGGAATTTTAATGATCCGATTAAACAGGGGGCACTATGAGTAAGGTTAACGTTAAGCCCGTTCTGCTGAACGGGATGCAGATTGAAGCCCTGAAAGCCATTCAGGAGCAGGAGCGCCAGAAATCGGGGCTGGGTATCGCACCATCGATCCATGATGTTGCACGAAAAGTATTTGATGCAGGGCTGTCTAAAATGGAGGCTGGCCGGTGAGCTACGAAATTAAGATTGGTAAACACAGCATCGAACTGACGGGTTATGCGGGCAAAGTCAGTGCACCTGACAGCCGGATGGAAGCGCTGTTCCGTGGCATGACCGGTGAGCTGACCAGCCTGAGGGTCACGGCGCAGCAGGCAGAAGCAGAGGCGGATTTGCTGGAGGTTATCCGCAACGATCCTGATTTGAACGAGCAGGCAAAAAACCGCAGGGCGGGCGAAGCCAGGAACCCGGACACACTCAAAGCGTTCACTCGCGGAGTGGCTGCAGTAAGTGATCAGGCCTCAAATATCCTTGATTACTTGCTGACCAGACTGGCACCGGTGAAAGCACTGGCTTCTGATGATGTTCAGGGTTTTATGCGTGACAGTGAAATGCGCCAGGCATTCGCCAGGCTGGATCGCCTCAGCCGCGAAAAAATGTTGCTGTCGATGCACAGCGGAAAGCATCAGGAGCTGGCAGACGCAATTCTTCGGGCTCATGCCATCTGCTCAGGTCTGGATAGTGAACAGCTAAAACGCCTCGCATTTTCACGGATCACCTCCGAAAACGGCCAGGTGATTAGCGCTGTCGCCGATCTGGTTGAAGGCGTCAGGAAAGATGTCTCGCAAATCACGGCTGTGCGTACCTGGTATAACAATCTCGTGTACGGAACGAGCGACGATCCGGCTGACGTCCTGCCTCGTATGACCGGCCTCGACCGGTTAAGCGAGCATGTTGGTACGATGCTTAAAGCCAGCCAGCGCCAGGTTAAAGCCGGTGATAAGCAGACCGCCTGATCAGGCTCGGGATAAGGCAATTTAACAATGACTAAAGTTATGGCAACCATGCTGGAAGAGCTGGAGCGCGTTTGCCTCCAGTATCCCGGCACATGTACCGCGATAGAAATCAATGTAAAGGGCAACGATGGCGGGATCCTTCATGGACTTATTATTCCGTCCGAAATGCTCACCGAAAAGGACTGTAACCATGCAACTCACTAATGACTCGTGCGTGATGCACAGAACGAAATAGCCCAAAGTAACCGATCCACAGGAGAGTTAATCAGATGGCGCGCTTAACCACTATCCGGCTTTACGGGGCGCTTGGTGCCCGGTTCGGGCGTGTGCATAAATTGGCGGTGCAAACGTCAGCTGAGGCGGTGAAAGCCTTGTGCATCAACTTCGACGGTCTGGAGCAGTATCTCTATAACGCCAGGAAAAACGGCATGACCTTCGCTGTGTTTCGCGGTAAGCGCAACATTGGCCTGGATGACTATAAAAATCTGGGCGGCAGCAATGATATCCGCATCGCGCCGATCATGGAGGGAGCAAAGAAGGCAGGAATGTTCCAGACCATCTTGGGCGCGGTGCTTGTGGTGGCTGGGCTGGTGGGGGGATACTTCTTCCCTGGCAACCCGGTTTCACCGTATCTCATTGCTTCGGGGGCCTCAATGATGACGGGTGGCGTTTTTCAGATGCTTTCACCACAACCTAAAGGCTTGCAGAGTCGTGAAGATCCCGACAACAAGCCTTCCTACGCCTTCGGCGGCGCTGTTAACACTATTGCCATGGGAAATCCGGTTCCGGTGCTTTACGGCGAACGGGAGATAGGCGGGGCGATCATCAGTGCCGGTATTGTTGCGGAGGATATTTGAAGAAAGCCCGAATAACTAAATCGACAGGTGAGGAACAGTGATGCTATTGAGCAAATCAGCCTACGCCAGGCATATGGGCGTCAGCCGGCAGACGGTGTACGGCTGGATAGCCCGGGGTGAATTAGTGATTTCAGGCGATAAGGTGGATGTTGAGGCATCGCAGGATAAGAAAAATTCTGCTGGTGCCGGTGATCATCCCGCTAAAATGACGTGGGCGCAGGCCGCTGCATTTGTATGGGGGCGTGATGGCAGTAAAGAGCTGCCAGCCGGCGCGGATGCTGACGAACGGGTCAGGGCTGCAGCCAGCGAGCTGGGTTTCGATGTTCAACACGAACCTGATGATCTGCAGCTGATACTCTACCGACAGGATGAGGAAACCCACACTTTCTGTGGCAACGATCGTGCGGCCGGGGCGTTGCGCTTCCTTCGTTCCGAACTGGCCTACGTTGCCGCAATGTTCCCTGATACCTCGGATGACTGGAACGAAACAGGGTTGACGGCGCTCTGTTTGCCGAAGGGCGAAAAACTGTAAACCCCCCGTAAAACGAAACCCCTCTAACTTGACACTTTTTCGCGAAAAACAGGGAAAAGTGTCAACCCAACCTCACGGATCCTAACGTCCACGAACAGCAGCTGCAGATCGAGTGTAAAGGGCTGACACTGAGCGTTATTAATGCCAGGCAGGTTGTTAGATTTAGTTAGTCCTGACGGCAAAGTGTCAACCGCGCCGCTTCAGAAAACTTCAGGTACGTAAAAACGGGAAGGCGAGGTTTTAAATACTCCCCCTCTCTAGCCATGCTCAGCAACTGTTTGAGCACTGCTCTGGGCTGCGCGTCAGCTGGTGGTCGGATTGAGTGTCAAAAGTTGTTACCTACCAGCACCGTTGGAGAGGATTCTGGGCCGTACGCGCTCTAAGTTACAGTTGATTCAAATGGTAATTTGCATAATTTTGGGGTAAAACTAATATCACTAAACGTTAGCTAGAATTGACTTCAATAGGAGCATAATGTGAAAGTGATTTTAGGCAGGAACTAATGACTATCAAAGATATTAATTTGGCATTACCATTCTATAAAATATATTCAGAATTATATGGTGCTAAAAGTATGGTTATAGACTCAATAAACCTATAGCTTCATATCATGAATGTTAAAGGATAGTTTGTTGTGTTGTTAATTTATTTAAGGGTAGGTTATGGCGAGAGATGATATTAACAGTGATACACGGGCTGTAGGATTAGCAAGATTAGCTAACAGCTTAGAAGAGACGTACGGTTCTTTTATAAACATGGAAAATACTAATTCCAAAGGCGAGGCAAGACGAGAGGTCCTCGTTACAAGGTGTATTGCCGCACATGCTGTTCGTATGTTTGGCGATGAAATAGATCCAGAAATTGCTGCAAGAGCAGTATGCGATGGTAGCGATGACGGTGGTATAGATGCCGTATACGTCAATCAAAGTTCTAAAAAGTTAATCCTTATACAGTCTAAGTATATTAAGGATGGGAATGGTTCAGTAAATATAAAAGATTTTGGGCGCTTTAAAGATGCATGTGCGAAAGTAATATCTAACGATCTAAATACATTCAACTCAAGATTCCTTGAGCATAAAGAAGCCATAACAACTGCAATAACTAGCAGTAGCTATAAGTGTATATGTGTCTTGATTTATTCAGGAACTAAAGAACTAAGCCAAGAAGTTAAAGATGAAATAAATTTCTGGGAGAAGAGCCAAAATAAAGCGCTGCTTTTTAGAGATTTGGAATCTAGAGATGAATATACTATTTTATTCGAAACTCCAAATGTTACAGATATTTCAACAAGTCTGAGTTCTCAATCTACCGGCTCAATTGATATTAATAACGTTATATTAGAGTCTTATGGTGAAATTTCTGAACCATACGGGGCTATCTATGGGACTATTTCAGCGAGAGTTGTTTATGACTGGTGGAAAAAATACAAATACGCTCTTTTCGAGAAAAATATAAGAAGTGTGTTAGGTGATTCTTCATCTGTGAATGCAGGTATTATCTCAACTATCGAGAAAAATCCGGAAAACTTCTGGTACTACAATAACGGAATAACTGCTACATATGATGAAGTGGTTGAAAGTATAGCCAATGCGGGAAGTTCAAGAAAGATAGGCATTTTTGGGTTCAAAAAACTTAATATAATTAATGGGGCTCAAACTGTAAGCTCTATTGGTTCTATATTCGAAAACATCACTGAAGAAAGCAAAGATAAAGCTAGAGTGATGATTCGCTTCATTAATGCTAAAGATCCAAATTTTTTAGGTGAGGTTACGAAGTACAACAATACTCAAAACAGGGTGACAGGTAGAGATTTTACGACTCAAAGGGTTGAGCAACAAAAAATACAAAAAGAGATCAGTTTTGTCGGGGGTTATACATATAAACTACTACGTCAAGAGGATGACGGAATTACAGAGTCCAACACTATTGATATAGATGATGCATTGAATGCTTTAATCTGTAACTCGAAGAAGTCTCAGCTTATTGCAGTTTTAAAATCTAATAGAGGAAGGTTTTTTGATTCTGTAGAGTCATCTTTGTACGATCAAGTTTTCAATCCTCAAAACCCACCGTCAGGTATAACTATAATAAACTCTGTAAATCTATACCGCGTTTGTTTTGATATACTAAAAGATACTATATCTAAGTCTTCTACTATACAGGAAGAAGATTATGGAAAAATACCATCATTGTTAACACATGGTAATTATGTTTTTATAAGTATATTAATGGATAAGGTCAAACCAACTGCCTCAACCAATGGTATAAATACTTATGATATAAAAAAAATCAATCTCGATACTGTTAAATTAGCTAAAGAGATTTTTGACTACATTCAGACTAATTACCCTAATAGCTACTTAGCAAGGTTCTTCCAAAATAGAGAAAAGGTTGAGCAAATAATCACACATTTCACCGCGTAAGGTTATGCCCTCCTGATAAAGGAGGGCTCTGGTTTTTTGATCTTAGTCAATTATTAATGAAATTAAGGGTGGCTATATATTTAATTTGTTTATGATTGATCTTTTTTAAGATTCCTGAACTCATCCTTTTTTTATTACTCTATCTAATTATGTTTTTTATTTACATGTTGTTCGGCTTCAATGCTTATGAAATTTTTGTTATGTGGTGATTTGCGTCTCGATTGCTTTGTCTGGTTCATTGATCGACAAGCATACAGGAAGCATGGTGTGTGTATAGAAATGTGTATAGAATATTACGATAGAATTTAATCTACCTTGTTCTATATGGCGTTATTGGGATTAGTTCGATTCCCTTCGCCCGCTCCAGAATTCCCCTAACGTATTCATTCCCCACTATTTTTTAAGTCATGCGTGATGGCGCTCGTGCTGCCCCTACCAGCGCGTTAGCGCGTGAATATGGCGTTTCCAGAGCGACTGTAGCTGCGACTCTTGAACGGCATTGTGGGTTGAGCATTAAGGGGGAGTAGCTAGTTGATTGCTGGGTGAGGTTAATTGTTAGAAACCTCACCCAAGGTAGCAAGACATTACTTTATCCATAGTTAAATGCGACATTACGTGAATGCGATTTTATTCAAAAGAAGCCGCAATGACTTCCCCGTTGTTAGCGTTGAAAATGCAAAAATATTGAAGCGGTGTTAGCATCCCCAGACTGTTAATGACGTTAGCCTGATGTCCAAATGCTTGAACACTCTTTATGTTCTCGTCGTGCCAGAGATAAGAATCGAATACCGGTTGCACTTCATTTTCCAGCCATGTGTGGCGAAACGTGGCTTTCTTGTCCATCATCTGCTTGCACTCTTTGACGGGGTTATGATGTGCTTTCGCATAGCATTCCGGGCTGTTACCTGAGCATGCAGCATCTTGCTTTGCTGGCGGGTGCTCTGCGCCTACAGCGGAAAATGCGCTTACTCCCAGCATCAATAAGAGAGTTCCCAGCCCTCCCCATGAAATTGCCCGCAGAATACCAATGTGTCGTTTTGATATGAGGTAAGCGGCCACGCTGTAACTGGTGCAACTAAGCACAGCTCCGATTGCCATTGATAATAAAAAGTTTGATCCCGCCATGGTTTCCTCTTTTTTCAAACTCATTACGCCTAATAGTGAAGGCTGGAAATGCTAAACCGATGATCATCATCATACCTCTTTGATTTTAAATGTCACCTTTAGTATTCATATTGAATCTTTTGGTTTTAGCACTTCGGGGCGCTAGCCAGGGCGACTGTGCTCACAAATCGCACTGATAGATTCGAAATGTCTCATGTGGAGCGTGGCCTTACAGTAGTCAAGGATGCACATTCAAGGCATGAAAAAGTCTCTGAGAATATTGTTTGGCGAACGGGTTAAAGAACTCCGTATTGCCACAGGAATAAGCCAGGAAGCATTTGCCGATCGGTGTGGGTTCGCACGTAGCTATATGAGCCGCATTGAACGCGGCGGTTCTAATGCGTCTCTTGATGCGATTGAGGTGCTGGCTAATGCTCTGAGCGTTGAGCCGTGGCAGTTGCTGGCGTTTGACTCATCTGAAGATAATGACCCCGAACTGTTGGTTCCATACGCCGCCGATGGCTCATGCTTTCATCCCGGGCTGGCGAGCAGTCGCGATGGTTCGTTTGGCGTAGGTGATAAAGTGGCTCAGAAACGCTTTAGCACGTTTTCCGAAGCACTTGAGTATCTTCGCAGCATGGAGACGGCAAAATGGCGCAGGCCCAATTCTAGTGGCAACTGGGGCATTGTTTCGGCAGTGCGGTGGGACAAACTGAGAAAGTAA